ATGCAGGATTCTTTTTAGTTCCACCTTCTTTATTTGACATACAGTTCATGTACAGAGGAGACACTAATGGAAATTTACCAATACTTGGAAGTTGTGTTCTGACTTCAATTGACGTAAATTATGCTCCTCATGGTTGGGCTGCATATGAAAACGAACAAAGATCATCATTCTTTGGTGGTGCTGGAACTCCAGTAGCAACAACAATGACATTAAGATTTAAAGAAACAATTGTACATTCTAAATCTACGCTACAAGATTGGCAATTATCAACAACTCCTTAATTAAAAATGGCAAAATATTTTAGATACTTCAATAAAATAAATTACAACGTCAACGATAATTATTTTGACGTTGTGACCAATCTAATGAATAGATTTACATTGGAAGAACAGTTTAAAAACAATGTTGCTGTTTATTACAAATATTCAATAATGGACGGAGAAACTCCAGAACAATTGTCAAAAAAGTTTTATGGAGAAACTGAAAGACATTGGATTATACTGTCAATGAATAATATTGTTGATCCGTTTTACGATTGGCCTCTGTCAAATAGGGCCTTTATAAAGTATGTTGAAAACAAGTATGCTACAAGTCAATATGCTGATACGGCTAATACAAATATTTCTGGAGTAACTTGGTCAAGATCAAATATTCATTCTTATTTCAAAACGATTGAAACTTCATATAATAATTATGCCAATTCTAAGACATTAGAAATAGATTTTGATACATATGATACTTTAATTACTGGACAAACTGTGGTTGATCCAGCATTAACCGATGGAAATACTATAGTAAAGAATATTACCAAATCATCAAAAACATATTATGATTATGAGTATGATGAAAATGAAAGTAAAAGATCAATTAAAATTTTAAAAAAAGAATTCGTTAGACCATTGATGGAAGAATTTATGGTGTTGACAAATAATAAAACATTGTAAATATCATGTCTGTAATACAAAGCACTCAGGTTAGAATAGACAGCATAACTTTAAAAAGTCCTTATGCTTCTAACATACCTCTAACATCTCACTTCCAAGAACTTAACTTGTATGACAACATATTCAGTCCATGCAGAACTGCTAGTTTAGTTGTAGCAGATTCGGTAGGTTTAATGAATAAATTAATATTGAATGGAAGTGAAACAATAGAAATAAAAATATCAAAAGACGAGAATTATAATACTGAAGAATATAAGTTTAGAATTTATAGTGTAAGTCATAGAGAATCAGTTAATCAGACAAGTGAAGTGTTTGTTATTAATCTAATAAGTGAAGAATATATACTTTCTTTACAAAAGAAACTAAACAGATCGTTTAGTGGTATCACTCATACTCAAATGGTAGCTTTGATACTGACTGAATATTTAGGAGTTAGTAGTTCTGAATTGGGTGATAATAGATTAAAGAAAATAGGTATATTTACTGAGAGTAAGGGAAATAAGAAAGAAATAATTCCCAACTTAAATCCAATTGATGCAATACAATGGATTGCTAAAAGGAGTGTTAATAAGTATTCTATGCCAAACTACTTATTCTTTGAGAATACTTTTGGTTATAATTTTGCAGACTTAACTTCTTTGCGTAATTTACCTACAGTCAGAAATATAAATGAAGAAATTAAAAATATATCTGATTCAGCAGAGTCTATGTCTCAAGAAATCAGAGGACTTAGAAAATTAAAAATAAATTCACAGTTCAATATTATTGATACGATTGAGTCTGGAATTTATGCTGGTACATTTTTAGGATTAGATCCTGTAACAAAAAGTTATAAGAAAATAACTTCCGATTTTTTAGATACTTATAAAACTTCTCTTAAAGGTTTCCAAGGTATTCCAAACATTCCAATGATTCAAGATGATGAACGAAAATATGTTATGGAAAATTTTAATTCTAGAATAACGATGTATCCTTCAGAATTGGAAAGAGGAAGAAGTAAGTATATAACAACCAGAATTGGTCAACAAGAAGATAATGACAGTACAATTAGATACAATTCTGAAGATTTTGTTTTGCAACGTGAAGGATTATTTAAAATGTTTTTGAATAAAAGAATTACTGGAGCTATACCTGGAGATTTTAGAATAAGTTCTGGACTGAACATCGGATTATATGGACAAAAAAGAACAGTTGTAGATGGAGATAACAATATTGACACTACAAAATATGGTAAATACACTGTAATTTCTTCTAGACAAATAATCTCAATCAATAAACACGAAACTATATTTGAAGCAGCAACAGATGATATGACAAGTAAATTGGGTGATTTTGATAAGGGAGAACAAGGAGCCAAACAATTGTCTGGTATCTTTTCTACCGGAGGAATGATGATATGATGGACAATAGTTTTATAGGATTAAATGGATTTGTTTGGTGGATTGGTATTGTAGAAGATAGACAAGATCCGTTAAAACTTGGACGTTGTAGAGTAAGAATTTTTGGTTGGCACACAGAAAATAAATTAGAATTGCCAACAAACGATTTGCCATGGGCGCAGGCAATGCTTCCGTTGAATGAAACTAATCCATATTCTCCAAAAGAAGCAGATACGATTGTCGGATTTTTCATGGATGGCCAGAACGCACAAATTCCAATTATGATGGGTGTGTTACCTGGAATTCCCCTAGACCCCGCTGATCCATCAAAAGGATTCAACGATCCAAGAACTAACTTTGCAACTCAACCAAAAAAGTATGGACAGTCTCCAACTGGTTATCCAAGAACTTTAGATGAACCGACTACAACTAGATTGGCTAGAGGTGATTCTGACTTTACACCAGAACAAATAACACAACTAGAAAATAACAAAGCTATATTTGAACAGAATCCATCTTACAATGCAAAATATCCATACAACAAAGTAATTGAATCAGAAGCAGGTCATGCGTTAGAACTAGACGATACTCCTAATTATGAAAGAGTCCATCTGTATCATAAAAATGGATCCAATCTAGAAATGAGACCAGATGGTAGTGTTCAACAAAAAGTAATGTTAAATCACACAAGAAATATTCTTGGTGACGATATTAACTACATTAAAGGTAATTCAATTTATTTTATTGATGGAGACTTAACATACATCGTTAAAGGAAAAATTACTTTTGTTTCAGATGGAGATTTTACAGGAATTTCTAAAAAATCAATTACTTTTAATGCTTCATCTAATTTTAGTGCTTCTGCTACATTGTCTGCTTCCTTGTCTGGAACAATAAGCAGTTCTCTAGGAGGATTGTTATCTGCATTCACTTCGGTTGATGGAGTTAAAACAGATGTTTCTGCTATTGGAGTTTTAACTTGTTCCGGTACTGGATCAGCAACATATGGTGCTGGTGGTTTGAATACAGTTTCTGGTGCAACAATTAATCTAGTGAATGTTCCAACTCCAGGTGGTTCATCAGAATCTCCTCCTGCACCAACTACTGCTGGTGGAGCAACGGATGCTGTAGCCGGAGTTGATTTTAAAATTAATGCAGAAGGTTTTCCAGAAGCTCCTTTTGCTTCTGGAGGAATAGTCACAGATGCAACTGGTAGACAAGTAAGTTCAGTAACTTATGCAGCAGAAGCATCAGCTGTTGTTGATGCTGCACAGTGGACTTTTAATCCAGAAGTTGCTAGAGCGGCTGCTGGAAATGCTATTATTCCAGATCCAACATTTTTAGATAAAACTATTAAAGTTGGACAATCAGCAGTTGATGAAGCGTTTGCTTGGGGAGCAACGTTACCCGATAAAGCAAAAAATGCTATTGGGTGGAATTCGGTTGTTGATTCTGGATCCGCTGTTTACAAAGATGCTTCTGTATTAGTCACAGGTATACCAACACTTGATGGTGCTAAAAAACTTGTAAATTCTACTAGTAATTTTGTTGGTAACTTAGGTAAAGCGTTTAATTCTTATCAGAGTTTGAATGCACTTCAACTTGCAACTCAAGATTATACTAAAGGAGTTTGTACTTTAGCTGCTTTAAAAAATAAAACAAAAGAGTTGACGCAAGATATGATTGATAAAAAGAATGAATTTTTGAATGCTATTAAAGATGATAGAGATAAGTTAAGAGAACAAATAGATAATATTAGTAATGACTATAAAAATAAATTAAAAGATTTGGAAAGTAAAGCATTACAAGAATGGATTGACACACACAAATATGATGAAGATTGTGGATTATGTGCTCAAGAAGCTGAATCTAGATTAAGAGGTAATGCTGCGGAAAAAGATGTTAGAAATGGTTTAAATGACTGTTTACATCGTCAAGCTGAAGCTCAAATAAATCGATATAAAACTAACGTTCCAATTACTGATGCAAGTATTGTTAAGACACAAAAAGATATTTGCGGAACTCCTGAAGTTAAAATTAATACTGGAGCATAAATGTCATTTGCAGTTAAATTAAGCGATATTGTCTCTGATAGAGGTGTTGTTACTGGACCAACTTGTCATTTAAATGTCCAAATAAATGGTATACCAATGGCTACAGTTGGAACAGAAATAGCTCCTCATCATTGTTGCGGATCTCCTGGATGTGAGATTCACTGTAAAGCTGTTTTTATGTTGGGAACTACAGCTCCAAGAATATTGGTAAATTCGTTTCCTATAATAGTAGGAATAACAGATGTCGCAACATGTTTAGAACCGGCAAATAGACAAGCAATCCCTAGCGCAGTTTTCGTTAAACCACTATGAGTACACCATTATATACATCTTTAGGACTAAATTTTAATATGTCCAAATTTGGAGATGCACTTGATCCAAAAGGAAACATGGACGAAGTGGTTCTCTACACTCAACCGCTTTTAACAAAGTGGCAGTATGATGCTGTCTTAAATAATGAAACAAGTACAACCTTGTATTTGAAGAATCCTTTGGCAAATGTCATCAACTCAATTAGTATAACTGCGAACAACATATACAATTCAACTAATACTTATTTGTATCTTGCAAATGCAAATAGTGCTTCCGCAAATTTAGTAACTGCTGCTAACAACTTCTTTAGACATACACAAAGAATATCTGGAGTTGAAACAAGTAGTAATCTAGCAATACCGGATTTTTCTATGGCCATGGGATTTGGTCAACAAGCACAAACATTAATTTCTAAATTTGAAGGAGTTGCCAACAACTCAGTTATTCTTGGAAGTATGACAAGTTTATTTGTTGAAGATGATCTATTAACTTATTCTGTTAAGTTGGATGCAGCATATACCGATTTGACGAATAGTGTTATATTTGTTTCCGGACTTCCTGGTTATTATGCATCAAATCTAAGTCAAACCAAAATAGTAGAGATAGTTAATTTGCTGTCGGATATTACAAACTTCATGGATACTAGACGAATTCATGATGTAACTTACTATGGAAACATAAGAAATTTGTCAAATAATGTCATGAATATTATGAAGTTTTCTGGATTTACGGATCTTGGAGCACATCTTGTTGACAAGTATATTGGAACCGATAAACTTAAAGAGAAACTATAAATAGAAAATGGCAACAGTTCAGACCAATATAGTTAGAGAATTCAGGGATTTAGACCTGAATTTTAACGTCCATCCTGTCAGAAAAGACATAAACAAACACACTGGAAACTTGGCAGTAATCAATTCCATCAAGAATTTGGTTTCTTTGAATGAGGGTGAGAAGTTCTTTAGTGCCGATATTGGTGGAAAAATACGCAGTCTATTGTTTGAAAACATAGACGAATTGGTGGCCGACAGAATAAAAAAAGAAATAGAATATATCATAGCAAACTATGAACCTAGGGTTATGCAACCTGTGGATAATATCACAGTAAATCCTAATTATGATTTAAATTCGTTCACAGTAATTATAGAGTTTAGAATTGTGAACGCTCTACAACCTATTAAAGTAACATTTCAACTAATGCAGATACGATAATGGCTGATCGTTTACAAATAACCGACCTTGATTTCGATACAATCAAGAACAATCTTAAAAACTTTTTAAGTCAACAATCGGAATTTCAAGACTATGATTTTGAAGGTTCTGGTTTAAATATCTTACTTGATATTCTTGCGTACAATACGCACTATAATGCTTACTATCTGAACATGGTAGCAAATGAAGCATTCTTAGATACCGCTGTTTTAAGAAGTTCTGTTGTATCTCATGCGAAGATGTTGGGTTATGTTCCTCATTCTAGAAAACCAGCGGTTGCAAATGTAAACATAACAATTACTGTACCTACAAATAATCCAACAACTTCTCTAACATTACCACAAGGATTCGGACTTCAATCGGACTTGATTGACAACATCTCATATCTTTTCAATGTTTTAGAACCAATAACAGTTACAAGAACTGGAGATCAATTCATATATGAGAATGTGAAAGTTTATGAAGGTGATATAATTACCAATTCATACACATACAATTCAACTTCAAATCCAAAAAGTGTTTTTGTAATACCAGATATTAATGTTGATACAGAAAGTTTAATCGTTACTGTTCAAGCAAATCCTGGTAACAGTTCAATTGAAACATATACGTTTGCTTCCAGTGTTTTGGATATTGATGGTGATTCACAAGTTTACTTTGTTGAAGAAACAAAAGACTCTAAGTATCAAATTTATTTTGGAGACAATGTTATTGGAAAAGCGTTACCAGATGGATGTATTGTAAACATTCAATATGTTGTTAGTAACGGTCAACAAGCAAACAAAGCAACAAGTTTTCTTCCAGTTACCGGAGTCGCTGGTTTTGGAAATATTAATATACAGATTAACTCTGTAGCTGGCGGAAGTTCTGAAAGAGAATCGGTTGAAAGTATTCGTTACTCAGCTCCATTACAATTCGCAACACAAAATAGATTGGTAACATATAAAGACTATGAATCATACATCAAAAAAAGTTATCCTAATGTAGATTCTGTTTCTGTATGGGGAAGTGAAGATGATATTCCTCCATCATACGGTAAAGTAATTGTATCACTAAAACCAAAAACAAATTACTATATTTCAGAATTAGAGAAACAAAGAATTATTGATGATATTTTAAAACCAAAATCAATCATAGCAATTCAAACAGAAATACGTGACCCAGATTATCTTTATGTTTTATTAAACTCATATGTAAAATATGATAAGAGAAAAACTATAGACAAACCGGAAGTCATAAAGAACAAAATAAAAACAGCAGTATTACTTTATAGAGAGCTTAATTTAAATAAGTTTGGTGGTAGATTTGTTCTTTCAAAACTACAAGATGCTATAGATCAAACTAATACTAATGCTATCATAGGTTCAGAAGTTGTTGTTAGAATACAGAAAAGATTTGAACCAGTTTTAAACGAGTTAAGAAATTATACGATTGACTTCAATACTCCGTTACATAGAGGAACTTTGACCAATAGATTATCTTCAACAGAGTTTGATGTTATAGATCCGTTTGGTGTTGTAAGAACGGTCACTTACGAAGAATCTGCTGAAACGTATACTGGTGTTGAAGATATTCAAGTCATAAATCCTGGTATAAGTTATACTTCTCCACCTACCATTAGAATTGTTGGAGACGGAACTGGAGCAACAGCAGAAGCTACTATTGTTAATGGTAGAGTTGAAAAAATTACTATAACAAATAGAGGATTTAATTATACAAGAGCTGTTGTTTATATTGAAGGTGGCGGTGGAACTGGTGCTACAGCTGGTGCTGTTGTTACATCCAGAACAGGAACTTTGAGAACTGTTTATTACGATACAGACGCACAAAAACAAATTGTAAATGAGAATGCAGGTAAAATAAACTATGATACTGGAAGAATTGTATTAACCGATGTTAATGTCAAAAAAGTGTATTCTTCAGACAATTTAATCAGACTTACCATTGAGTCAGAAAAAGGTATAGTAGAGACTAAACGAAGCACAATTTTAGAAATAGACATAAATGATTCTGCGGCAATTACGGTAGATTTATCAGAAGTTTAAATGACAAATTTTAAAACATCAAATTTAATTTTAGAACAAGTTCCAGAGTTTGTTCGTGATGAGTATCCAAAATTTATTTCTTTTTTGGAGGCTTATTACGAATTTTTAGAAGAAAAACAAGGATCTTTAAATAATGATTTAATATCTAAAGCAAAAAGTATCGGTAGTATTTCCGATGTTGATTTGTCATTGGATGATTTTGAAAGTCATTTTTATGAGAAATTTGCAGCACTTCTACCTAAAGAAGCTGAAGTAAGAAAAGACATTCTGTTTAAAAATCTAAACAGACTTTATCTGGCTAAGGGTAGTATTGAGTCGTATAAGTTTTTGTTCAGACTTTTATTCAATGAAGAAGTACAGATTATAGAACCAAAAAATGAAGTTCTAAGAGCTTCAGCTAGTGTTTGGTCAGTAGAAAATTCTTTACGTATTGATCCAAATGAGTTATATCTTGTTCATAATGGAAACGGAACTAGAACAACTTTTTTGTTACCCAGTTCAAACTTTAGTGTAAGAACGGTTTTAATAAATGGTGTTCAAACAAATGACTACGTTGTAAATCAGGCATACAAGAAGATCATCTTCAATACTGCTCCAGCAAATAATTCAACAATCAAAATTTATTTTAATGATTTTGATTTCAGTCTATTCAGTAATCGTAAAGTTACTGGTAAAACTTCAAGAGCATCTGCAATCATTGAACGTTTTGCGGTTAGTTTGATTTCCAATAGAAATATTGAAGATTTGTATGTCAATTCAAAAACATTAGTAGGAAATTTCGAAAATGGTGAATATTGTATTACTGATATTATCGTTGATAATACTTTACTCGTTTTTGAACTTCTAACTTCATCTGCACTGCGTTCAATTAATGTTGTTGAAGGTGGATCAAATTACGGAAACAATGATCTAGTTATCATTTCTGGCGGTGGTGCAGAACAAGAAGCTGTTGCGATTATCGATGAAGTGTTTGCAGGAACTGCCGATACAATTACAGTACAAAAAATGGGAGCAGGATTCACTGTTGGTGGAATCATTGATACATTAGATCCTCCACTTGCAGTTAACGGTACTATTTCTACAGTGAATACCAGCGGTTCGAATGTAATTAATAGTTATACTATTCTTTCCGATACATTAATTGCAAACGTTGCTGGATTAACTATTGACGCTGCTGATTATGGTATTCCAGGAAAAACAATTAGTAACACTTCAAAAATTGTAGAAATAATGAATCCAAGAACTATCACTGTTGGTGGTATAAATTCTTGTCTAGTTATTTCATCAAATACTGTATTGAACACTGTTCCAATAGTTGAAACACAAGGTGCTACGTTTACAACAGGAAATGCAACTCATTCAATTACTGGTTTCAAATCTATTGGCGGATATCAAATTTTAAGCAAAGGTACAGGTTATCGTATTGGAGATGAAGTTATTTTTGGAGCAAATCCACGATTAACGTCTGGAGTTGGTGCTGCAGCAAGAGTCACTTCTGTTGATATTAGTGGCGGAATAGAGAAGATTGCGATTGAACCAACTAGAATTAATGGAACAGTGAATGTTGCTGCGAACAGTCATATTATTATTGGAACCGGAACAGATTTTAATTTAGAACTGTCTAATGGCGATATGATTATGGTAAACGGAGAAGTTGCGTTTATCAATTCTATTTCTACTAATGGATTGGTTGCAAATGTAAATTCAACTTTTACATATACTACAACCAACTCAGATATTGCTCTTGGAAAATTCAATGTGTATCCTATTGGTGGTATGAATTATACTCAGAATAATTTTCCATCATTGACTGTTCGTTCTCGTAACGGAGTTGGTGCAGATATTGTTATAGATTCTTGTATGGGAGATGGAGAAAATATTACTGCAAGAGGATCAAAATTACCAGGTGCGATTGTTCGTATTCGTATTCTAGATGGCGGTAAAGGATACAAGTATATTCCGTTCATTAACTTGACACTATCTGGTGATGGTAAGGCAAATGCACAAGCTGAGATTGAAAGTTCGTTTGTAACGTTTACTGGAAAATGGTTGACTTCTGATTCTATTATTTCGTCAACTGAAAGAAAAATTCAGGGACGTGACTATTATGTTGATTATTCTTATGTAACTTCTTCTAGAGTTGAGTTTAGAAAGTATAAACAGATTCTAAAAGAATTATTACATCCTGCTGGTTTAGTAAATTATTCAAGATATCAAATTGAAAAAACAGCAAATGTTTCAGATATTGATATAATCTCTATAAATCCACGAAAAGTAATTTCTGGTAGAGTAAACGTTGGTCAAGGATCGATCTATTTAACTGGAATAAATACTAAGTTCGAGGACGCATACTCAAAAGGATATATCTCATTGGGTGATGCAATCTCTGTAAATGGTACAATCTATATTGTTGAATCAATTATTAGTAATACTAATGTTGAAGTTTCACAAATAACAACGAATGTTCCTGGAGTAACTATTGCTACAGTACCATTCACATATACATCAAATTTACAACCATTCACTGTTCTCGGAGAAGTGAGTGGAATCAGTAGTGGTACAGCAGAACTTCTGGACGATAATGGAAATGTTCTGGTAACAGAGGATGAAATAATTATTACGACGGAATAACAAATGGCAAACACAAAAATTACTCAATTAACCGTAGCAAGTACACTGGATTCTAATACACAGAATACATTGTTAATTATTGTCGATAAGAGTTCTGGAACTCCCGTAACAAAACAGGTTGAGTTGCAGAAGATTGATACTGTATTAGATTATACCGTTGACAAAGCAAACTCTGCTGCTTTGTATGCTAACGGTGCATTTATTCAAGCAAATGCAGTTTTTAGTTCTCTGAATACTGGATCACTTTCTGCTGGATCTTATGCTAACGCAGCATTTCTGAAAGCGAATAGTGCATATGATTCTCAAAATGCGACAGGAACTTATGCAAATGCGGCATTTATTGCAGCTAATACTCCATCTGCAATTTCAAACTCTGCTGCATTATATGCAAACGGTGCGTTTATTCAAGCTAATGCTGCATATGCATCACAGAACGTTTCTGGTTCTTATGCAAATTCTGGACTATCAAAAGCAAACGCTTCTTATGCGTTAGCCAATTTAAATTATTTACAGGCAGCAACAAGACTTAATGTTTCTTATACAGGAACAACCGCATATTTGTTCGACCAATATATTGGAAATAATCCAACGTTACATTTCTTGCCTGGACAAACCGTTGCATTTGATTTGAATTATGTTGATAATCATCCTTTTGCAATTAGAATTACTGCTGGTGGAATTAATGTTTCAACACGTTTGGTTCACGTTTCTCCGACAGGTGTTGTATCGTTTAACGATGAAGCGCAAGGTAAAAACTCTGGTGTTCTGTATTGGAAAGTTCCAAATGATTTGATGAATGAGCAGTATGTTTATCAATGTTTAAACCATCCTGGTTCAATGGTTGGAACTATTAGTTTAGAACCCAATGGATCAGTTGTTCAGAATATTGCAAACGCTTCCTACAGTAAAACGAATACATATTCTGAAGTAGCAAATTCTGCATCATTATATGCTAATGGTGCTTTTATTCAAGCAAACTCAGCATATGCAGCTGCAAACGGCTATTCGGTATATAATTCTCCAAATGAATCTATTTGGTCAAGTGGTTCCCCAATAACTTTACAAGAAGCTATTAGTAGACTTGCAAATGCAGTTTATGTATTGAGTGCCAACACTCCAATACCTTAAAATATAGAATAAATAATTTCCATGGCAAATACAGTAACTACGTTAAAAACAAGATTCAATAATGCGGAACAATTTAAGGAAAGTTTCTCTGAAGCTCTTCCTACAATTTCGTATGTGTTTATTGGTAATCATTTAGCATATCCAAACGAAAGTGTTCCTTCAGATATTGAAGATACAATCAGAGATGAAAAAGATGTTTGGAACAACATGATTGGCGGTAAAAAAATTACTGGTAATGATGTTGAACATGTTGTTCCAAGAATCAATTGGACTGCAAATACAAAATATAAACAATATGATGATCGTTCAAATTATGAAGCATTGTTGACAGGAAATACCTCTTTAAACGTAAAACCAATGTATGTAATTACAACTGGACGTAATGTTTATATGTGTTTGTCAAACAATACTTCTGCAAATTCTACTGTAGAACCTACTGGTGATTATTCTACTTCTAACGGTGTTATTGATACCGCAGATGGTTATCGTTGGAAATATCTGTACAATATCAAACCATCTAATAAGTTTATTACAGACGATTGGATTCCTGCACCAACATCCAATATCCAGTTAGATTACACAGTAAATTCTCTTGGAATTGTTGATGGCGAACTGACAACAATCGTTGTAACTAACGGTGGATCTGGTTACAAACATTCAAATGTAAACGTTGTATCATTCATTTCTGGTACAAATATACTTCAGATTTCAAATACAACCATTGTTCTGAACGAATTTAATATTCCTTCTCTTTCAAATCTGACCAATATGTCAGTTAGTGGACAAGGTATTCGTCCAGCAACTTTCATTTCTTCTGTTAATGTTGCTTCCGGATTGTTGACGTTATCATCAGAGACAAATGGTACTGGAGGAAATACAGTTCCATTATCTCTAACAAGTAGAGTTGCAATTCAAGGTGATGGAACTAGAGCTGAAGGTAGAGTATTTTTAAATGCATCTGGAAACGTTGCAAACATTAAAGTTACTACCGTTGGTATTAATTATTCCTTCGCAAATGCTGTAGTTTACGGTTCCGGCTCGGGTGCGACAACAAGAGTCGTTCTATCTCCAAAATATGGTTTTGCTTATAATCCTGCGAAGCAACTCGGTGCCAAAAATATCATGGTTTCTGTAAGAGTAGGAGAAATTGATTCTACTGAAGGTGGTCTAATATCTTCTAATACCAACTTCAGACAGTATGGAATTTTAAGAGATCCGCATAAATATGGTCAAACATCTGTTGTTAGTTCCGCAAACGCAAATGCCGCAATCAGTCAAACTACTGATTTGAATCTCGTTGCAGGTGCTAACTATCAACAAAACGAATTTGTTTATCAGGGTGCGTTGTCGAATCCATCTGCGTATGGATATATTGTCGAAGAAGATATCGCACAAGGTGTTGTCAAACTTTCCGGTGTTCGTGGAACAATAGTAACTGGTTTGAATCTACTTGGTGCAAATTCTTTAGTGCAAAGAACTGTTGTTTCTGTTAAGAATCCAGAGTTTCAACCATTTTCTGGCGATGTACTTCACGTAGAAAATGTAACTGCAATTGACCGAGAAGATGGTCAAGCAGAAGATATTAAATTTGTTCTTAAATTTTAAAGGTTAATTCATGGCAATCAGCACGAATTTTAATGTAAATCCGTATTACGACGACTTTGACGAAAATAAAAAATTTCTAAGATTACTGTACAAGCCTGGGTACGCTGTTCAGGCTCGTGAATTAACTCAAGCTCAAACTATTCTTCAAAAACAAATCGAACGATTTGGTAATCATATTTTCAAAAACGGTTCTGTAGTAACTGGTGGTCAAGTATTCTTACAAGACGTTACTTATATGAATCTGGAATCTCAGTATTCAACAACTGATATTGTTGCTGCTGATTTTGTAGACAAAATTATTCTATCTACAGATGACACAAAACGTGGTCAAGTATTAAAAGTAATTGACGCAACCGCAAATACTCCACTTACTTTATTAGTACAACAAATTTACGGTACTAACTTTGCATCTGCTGATTCTATTAAGACTGTTGAAGATGGTGGTGATGCATTTGCAAATCGTGCAAATGTTGCTACTTCTGGTGTTGGAACAGGTCAAGTATTCTCTGTTAATCAAGGAGTTTACTACTATGATGGTTATTTTGTTCAGGTTGACGCACAGACAATAGCAACTTCTGTTTACAATAATAATACAGCAAATGTTAAAATTGGTTTTGAAGTTACAGAAAGTATTATAGAATCTGTAGATGATACATCATTGCTTGATCCAGCACAAGGTGCTTCTAATTTCCAAGCACCAGGATCAGACAGATTTAAAATAGAATTAAAATTAGCAATTCGTTCTTTAGACAGTACAGATACATCTAAATTTGTTGAACTTGCACAAGTAAAAGAAGGTGTTCTACAAAAAATAGTAAGAACACCGCTTTATGCAGAACTAGAAGAAACCCTAGCACGTAG